GGTATACAAAAGATTTCATATTGCAAACTACACGTGGCGACTTGCTTACATGGTACGTAAAAAAATATTATAAAAAAATAGATACTAGAATGAGGTATCTATCTGAAATAGGCAAAAATATTATCTGGAAAAGCAGTGATAAAAAGGTTTTTAACATATTATTAAGAGACAGAATATGTGATACCACAGTGAAATTGCATAATTTCTCTAGTATATTATCTAAAGGGTTCAAATCCAAGCCTGAGAGATTACTATGTCTTGCGGCTATAGAGTGTTACAGAATGATGTTGGAAGAATCAAAATTGGTGGAATTTTTTGAGGAGGTGGTAGAGGGTGACCGACAACAGGCACAGATTTTTGAGGATTTTCTCTGAGTTCTTTCCTAAGAATATTAGAGCAGACCAAGATAAACAGGAGGTTGGGGTAATTTGCCCTTTCCATGATGATGAATCTCCTTCAGCCAGTATTAACCTAGACAAAGGGGTTTTTTATTGTCAAGTATGTAAAGAACCAGGAATTGATGAAATAGAATTCGTTAGACGCATGTTAGAAGCTGAAGAAGGTAAAATCGTATCGTTTTCAGAGGCAAGAGAACATGCAGATAAGTTAGCTGGTGGTATAAAGCGAGACGACGCCCAAAGGAAACGTGACTTCCAAGGTAGTACTGAGAAAGATGGGAAGTCTAAACATAAAAAGCTTGATGCTAATGATATTAAGAAATCTCACACGATGCTTTTGAACAATAAGAAGGCTTTAGATTTTTTACATGAGAAAAGAGGCTTCAACGATGATATAATTGAAAAGTTTCAGCTAGGATTTGAATTAGGCACTTCTACAAAACCAAATCGGGTGTCCATACCGATATTTTCCCCAGATGGAGAGTTGTTGAATTTCAGAAGGTACGCTATAGAGCACGTTAAGGACGCTAAAGACAAGATGATATCTGTGTTAGGACATGGGTCATTGTATTTATTTCCTTTAGAAAATATAAAAAGTCAAGAAATCCTTATATTCGAGGGTGAGATGGATACAATTTTAGCTTGTCAGCATGGATTCTATGCTATGACAGTAACTGGTGGAGCTGGTAATTGGGCAGACTGGATGACTCCAATGTTTCAAGATAAAGATGTCGCTATATGCTATGATATAGATACTACAGGTAAGCGTGGTGCAATGACAGTGGCTAAGCGGTTATTATCAACATGTAACTCAGTGAAGATATTGAATATACCGGTTAGAAATATTGGCAATGGTGATTATACAGATTGGATAGTCAAGCAGGGAGGTACACCAGATGATCTAAAAGCGATAATACATGATACAAAACCCTTGACAAAGGTGGATGATGACCATGAGGGATATCTGGATGTCCATTTGAGCGAGGCTACTAAATCACAATATTTCAATAAAAACATACAGGTATGTGTTATAGTGGCTGGTAAGCATACAGCTCCATTTAATGTGGCTAAAAAGATACGCGTAACCTGTTTAGCAGACAAGAAAAATTGCTTTTCCTGTGGATTAAGTAGTGGATGTGAAGAATTCGTTTTGAAGTCCACTGACAGATATATATTGAAGTTGATAGATTGCAGCGATAAAGTCAAAAAGGGTGTTGTAAAGGAGATAGCTGGTATTACACAGTTTTGTAGTAGTTTTGAGTTTGAAGAATTAGAAGTGCATAATGTTGAAGAGGTGCAGCTTATGCCAGAATTAGATTTTTTATCTGATAACAGCGAACACGTTATTAGGCGTGCCTATGTCATTGGACATGAGGTAAAGGCCAACACTTCTTATAAAATGAGTGGAGTTACTACAAGCAATCCTGCTAATCAAGAGTCTACACATCTGTTTGAGAAGGTTGAGCCCACTCAGGATTCAATTAGCACTTTTAAAATGACACCTGAATTATATAAAAAATTGTCTATCTTCCAAGGTGAGCCAGATATAAAATGGAAGAGCATTGTAAATGACCTAAGCAACAACGTTACACAAATATTTGGTAGGGAAGACTTGCATATAGGAACAGATTTAGTATATCATAGTGTCCTATCGTTCATATTTCAGGACAAAGTAGAAAAACGTGGTTGGGTAGAATGTCTATTCTTGGGTGATACACGAACAGGTAAAAGTGAGGTTGTGCAGGGTATTGTCAATCACTATAAATTGGGTGAATTTTGCACAGGAGAGAACTCAACTTTTGCCGGGTTAGTTGGTGGGGCACAACAGTTAGGCAAGGAACGTTGGATCATTACATGGGGAAAAATACCTTTAAATGATAGAAGATTGGTTGTAATAGATGAGGCTTCAGGTCTTGACCAGAGGGCTATTGAAATTATGAGTGGGATACGCTCATCAGGAATAGCAGAGCAAAACAAGATAAAGTCAGAGAAGACACATGCTAGGACGCGTTTACTTTGGATATCCAACGATAGGCAGGGTATTGGCCTAGGCGCATATGGTTATGGCTTAAACGCTGTATTAGACCTGATAGGTAAGACTGAAGATGTGGCAAGATTTGAATTTGTGGTTACTGCCTCATCAGATGAAGTACCAATGTCTGTTATAAACACAAAGAAACAGGATAGGAAGACAGTGAAGCATATATATACAAGCGATTTATGCAGGTCACTAGTATTGTGGGCTTGGAGTAGAAAAGCTGAAGATATAGTTTTTACTGATGAAGCAGTTGACTCAATTTTTGAATTATCAGCTAAACAAGGAAATTTTTATACATCTAGGATACCATTGGTTCAGGGAGCCAATCAACGTATGAAACTTGCACGTCTTGCAGTAGCTTGTGCAGCAAGATTATTTAGTACTGATATAACTGGGGAAAAAGTGATTGTGGAATCAAAGCATGTTGTATATGTGTACAATTACCTCAACGACGTATATAAGAAACCAAGCCTTGGATACAGTGATTTATCGCTTTATGAGATAGAAAGTAATAAACACGCTATGTTAAAGCACAGGGAAATAGACAAATTGCTTGATCAAAATCCACTATTAGCTGACGTCTTTTTACCTAATGAAGTTATACACACCAAGGATATTGAAGATATGCTGGATTTAGAACACAACGAGGCCAGGGCATACATAAAAACGCTTGCTAAATTCAAAATGATTGAGAAAAATAAACATGGGGGGTATCGCAAGTCACAGGCCTTCATAAAGATACTAAAATCTTGGAAAGAAGGTCATATAAACAAGTTGATGGAGGATATGTTATGAAAATATGTGTATTAGGAAGCGGGATAGCTGGTTTGTTAGCCAGCAAAGCCCTTGACGATTGTGGATATGATTTTGATATTTACACAGATGCAATTATGTGTGAGATGAAAACACTTGGCTTGCATTATTTACATGATAGTTGCGGATTAAACCTTAGACATGAGTATATATACAACTTAGTTATAGGTGACGATGGTTATATGCCACTACATGACCAATATTGTAAAAAAGTTTTTGGAGAATTGAATATAACAAGATTCACTAATTCTTTAGTAAATCTACCTGCTTATAATCGAATTTATGACATCAAAAAAGCGTTTGAAATGCTTTTTGACAGCTACGTCGATAAGATGAAGACTATGGATGTAAATCGTGACAATATCAAAATTTTGAGAAATGAATATGATCTAATTATTTCCACGATACCACTGCATTATATTACCGGGGTATATAAATGTGATTACGAAGAGGTTTATATTCGAAATAAAATGCCATGGGAAGCACCAATTGATATGATTAGAGAATTCTGCTATAAAAATTATGTTGTTTACAATATTGATAAAAATATTGACTGGTACAGATTAAGCGTGGTTGATCATATGCCAACAGCTGAATATGCAGGTGGGCACAATTTTTATGAATTATTAGATGCAAAAGACATAAAAATAACCAAAAAAGTTATCAGTTCTGGTGTAGACACCAAGATGTTCTTGAGAAGAAATAGGATATTTCTTACAGGACGTTGGGGGGCTTGGGACAGAGCGCAATTAGCTCACGATACATATTATAATGTCTTGAATATATTGAAAATGGAGGGAAATTGATGGAAATGTTTGATTTAATGTGGGAAAACCAGAAAAAATTCAATATTAAAGCTAAAAGTAATTTACGACATCAGAGCAAGCAGGAGTGGATAAATTATTTTTGTCTAGCTATGAATATGGAAATTAGTGAATTTTTAAATGAAACAAATTGGAAAGTACATAGAGAAATCGGACACGTTGAAGATGCACCACGTAAGCTTGAAGAATTGGTGGATATTTTTAAATATTTTATGATGATTGCACAAGAGAGCGGATTTACAGCACAACAGATTGTTGAGGAATATTTTAGAAAATCTCAGATTGTTGAAGAGCGCTATTTGTACGAAATAAGGGATAGCGTACCCAAAAAGCTCATAGCTGGTGTGGATATAGATGGTGTGCTAGCAGATTATCCAGATTCTTTCATATCTTTTGTCAATGATCAGATTGGAAGCGCATTCAAATCCAGTGATTGGGGTATATATGATTTAAGTAAAATTTTTACACGTCTTGGTATCACTCAACAAGCTGGTGCAGAGCTTAAGAAATTATATCGCACATCTGGGCAAAAGCGCTTTATTAAACCATTTACTGGTGCTGCAGATTTCTTGAAATTTTTGAAATCAAAAGGCTATTATATAGTATTGGTCACATCTAGACCATATAAAGAATACCAAAGAATTATGTCAGACACGATGTACTGGTTAGCTGCAAATGATATGACTTATGACACAATCCTATGGGATGAAGACAAGGGAAGTAGGTTAGTAAATGAGTTTGGAGTTGATAATGTTGATTTCTTCATTGAAGACTATCATAAATATGCTAATGATATTGCAGTGAGGGGAATAACGTGTTATTTGTTCAATAGAGCCTACAACTTTACACAATTAACACACGACAATGTGGTTAGAGTCAACACTTTTAATGAAATCAAAGACCAAATGTATAGGAGGGGATAATACATGAAAGATGAAATTTTTGAGTATGTGGCTAAAAATGGTGTTATATACAAATTTGACGCTGATATGCGTGAAAAGATTGAAAAACAAATATGGTATGTTGATACTTACGGATATTTAGTGAATAATAATATTAAGGCACATCAACTTGTGATTGGTAAAGCACCTACTAATATGGTTATAGACCACAAAGATAGGGATAAAACTAATTGTCTTAGAAATAATTTAAAATTTGTCACTCATAAAGTAAATTCGAGGAATAGAGGTTTACCCAAAAACAATACAACTGGTTTCAAGGGAGTTACATTAGATAAAAGATGTGGTAAATATCATGCTAGGATAACAATAGATGGCAAAAATAAGCATTTAGGTACATTTAAAACAGCTTTAGAAGCTGCAAAATGTTATGATATGAATAGTATATTTTATTTTGGCTCTATCGCTGTAACCAATGAAGATTTAGGTTTAATTAATAAAAGTGAAAAACAAGAATATGATAAAAAATTTGTTAAAGTATTGCAAGATATGGAACATTTAGCACGTGGGAAAAAGACAAATGACTATAATGAAACTTGGAAAAGACTAGGATTAATTGGTTTATATTTGAAAATTTTCATCAAAGAGGGACGTTTAAACCAATTGGTTTGGAAGGGTGTAGAGCCGCAAGTTGCTGATGAGAGCGTCAAAGACACACTTAGAGACTTAGCTTGTTATGCTGTGTATGGACTTATTGCACTAGAAGAGGGCAACATAAATGGTGAAGCTGACAGAGAAAAACATGAAAGAGGTATGTTAAATGTACTATTAGACAAACTTGGTGAACACATAGAAAATTCTAAATCACCGCAATGCGCCAAGGAGGTAAATGATGAGAATACTGATAACAAGATTTAGAGATGGATCACTTGGACACTACATTAGAGAATATTTAACATTTAATAATGGTGCTGCATTTCACGATATAGACATGATGGATAGAAATTTAGAATTTGCTGGTTCATATGATTTGGGTTCTTACGATAGAATTATTAACGTAGCTGGTATTACACTCAATCAGCCAGTTATAGAGTATGACTTTGATCAGTCTAGAAGAGTGTTCAAGACAAATGTTTTGGATGCAGCCCTATTAACATCAATGTATGCCAATAAAAGAGTTGTTAATGGTGCTATTATACACATTTCCTCTATAGGAGCCAGAAAGAATATGACCAATTGTAGCATGTATTGTGCTTCAAAAGCGGCTTTAGATGCTTATATAAGGTGTGCAGGATATGAACTCAAGGGGAATATAGCTGTAATTGGCTTCAATCCACCAAATATTGCAGGAACACCGATGACAGAGAGGATTAAAGAAGATTTAAAAATAAATCGTGGTATGAGTCAAGAACAGGTAGATAACATCTATAAAGATGCAGCTAATCCTAGCACCGTAGCTAGTGTTATCTGCAGACATGTGTTATCACCGATGGCTGGGTTACACTTAATGTCTGGTGAGAATATATATATGGGCAAGGGTGACCATAGATAGCCTTTAGTTTAAAAAATTAATCGGGGATACACAATTTCCCCAGATGGGAGCAGTTATGAATATTTTAGTAATTGGTGGAGGCAGGGATAATATAGGACTAGCAGTAGCTAAAAAGTTTAAAGAATCAAATGGTGGTGATAATAGGATAGTTGGTGTTGATATAAAATGGGAAAAAGATATTATAATGTCAGATGTGTATAATAAGATTTACAGATGTAACATTACAAATGAGTTACAGGTGTGTGATTTGTTCGATAGGATAGAAAGTGACTTTTTTATACCTGACGTTGTGGTAAACAGTGCAGGTATAAATATTTTAGGTAAAATTGAAAATTATGAATTGGGGAACTTCTTCGATACCATGGGAGTCAATCTTGTGTCACAATTTTTGTTGGTTAAAGAGATGGTAAAACGCTATGAGGGCAATGGTCGTGAAAAAACTTTCCTTGCTGTAACAAGCGATACTGGTACTTTTTTAGCGAAGTCTTCGTCATTCGCTTATGGAGCAAGTAAGGCTGGGGCAAATGCTTTTTTACAGGCTATTGCTAGAGACCTAGATAAGTATTACACTGATAAGTGGAATATTTTAGCATTTGCAGCTGGAATGGTGGAGGGTACTCCAATGGATAAGCGTACAATTACAGATTTATGTAATCAAAGAGGTATAGATGAACCTACAGTGCGTGCGATGTTGGTGAATAATATACCAAAACATCGTGGTTTATCGTTAAGTGAGGCGGCTGAGTGGATATACTTTCTGTGTACCAAGGGTCAATATGCATCTGGCAACATTATGCGTGTAGATAACTTTCAACAACAGGGATAATAAGGATAATAAGGAAATATCTCCGGGCTTTTAGAGCGATTTTAAAAGTTTGTCTCATGTAAGTGTCCGACAAAAACTTTTTAGAAGGAAAACAGGTTCAATTGACTTCTACAACTGCATCATATGGATAATGTAAATAGTGGGCTGTATGGGATATATTGTATGTTGATTTCCTTTTAAGGAAATAGTCCACTAGATTTTCCTTTTAAAGGTTAAAACTTAAAATATGATCAATTAGCTGTTAAAGCTAGTATTTTGAATATTTTATTAAACCTTTTGTAAATTTCAACTTAAATCCCCTTATATGCGATGTGACTATCTTTATGATTTGGTGCATAATGTGATTACAGTCAAGCACGACACACCATCGAATCAAACAGGTGAAACGCCTGTAAAATAAAATAAGGAAATCGAGAGGGGAATTATTATGAGTGGGAAAGCTAAAAAAGTGCAAGAAAAAACAACATGTGGGGTTTATGAAGTAACCAACAAGAATACAAAGTTCATGTACGTAGGCGCTTCAAAACGCATAGAAATTTGTTTTAAAGATTACATGAGATATTTGGAAAGAGGCGTAATGAGCAACAAGGAAATGCAAGCTGACTATAATAAACATGGAGCTGATTCTTTCAAATTAAAAATCTTGCAAGAGTGTTCAGCTGATGAATTAGCTAAGGTTAAGAAAGATTGGCTTACCAAAAAGGGATTAATTAAGGAAACAGTTGAAACAAATAAGGCTGAAACTAAGAAAACTGAAGCACCTAAACCTGTAAGCAAGGCTAAAGCTGTTATACCTGAAGAGCCTGTTGAAAGTACACCTGACTTGCCTGAGTTGCCAGATAGCTCTAAGAAAGAAATTGAGAAAGAAGTCAAGAAAAGTTTAGAGAAGACCATGAAAAGTGAAGATGCACTTGTTGAAGCTGGTAGTATGACAGACTTAGGGACAAAAGTGCTTAGGGACAAAAATATTATGATAGATTTAAAAACCATGAAAGTGCCTGAAGTTGCAACTAAATATGCTTTAAGCACATCCATGATCAGAAAAATTAAAAAAGAAAATCAGTAATTAAAAGGGGGCTTAGCCTCCTTTTTACTGTAGATTGGGGAATTAATTTATGAAAATTTCACTTATAACGTGGACAGGTAACCCTGTGAAGGCAATAGCTTCACAGATTTTTAATATGAACGGTGAGATGTACCATGATTTAGATAACATATCTATAGAACGAGCTGAGAAAGCAGTGTTGGAACTAAAAAATACTAAACTTGGTGGTGCTCTTGAGATTGTTGACTTTTTATTCCAAATAGAAGGTGTTCCTAGAGCTTTTACACATCAGATTGTTAGAAATAGAGTGGGATGCACTTACCATCAAGAATCTTTGAGATTCACTGAGAAAATTGGTGGTTTTAACTATGAAATACCGGCTTCTATTTTAAATAATAACAATACAGCTGGTACTGGCAATGATTTGCTGGTTACATATGAAGAAGCTATGCATGTTATATCTAATTATTATGACAAATTAAAGGAGCTAGGAGCGCCAACACAGGATGCGCGTGGTGTGTTACCTATAAACATATGCACAAAAATAGGATTCAAGGTAAACCTAAAAACGTTGATGCATATGGCAAATGTTAGATTGTGCTATCAGAGCCAACCACATTGGGTTGAAGTTATGAATATCATGAAATCTCAGATTAGTGAAAAAGTTAGTCCGATTTTGTCTGAATTTTTAGTGCCTTACTGTATAGCAAATGGTGGTAAATGTGGCTATAAGGCTATATTCGATAGAGTGTGTCCTAAACGTGAGGAAAGAATCAAAAAATTATCAAAACGTATTCTAAGGTGCTATACACCTGAAGAAGCTGAAAAGATAGCTAAAGAATACATTTAGGAGGTCAGTATGTCTGTAGTTGGTGCTACAACAGAATTTATTCAAGATTGTGAAAAAGAGTTGGTTGGAGAAGCGATCAACACAGATAAAAATGCCAATATTACAGTTAAAAGGCACATTATAGATGATTTATTTTTGATAGATGTGTACTACAACGGTATACCGTACAAAAGGCTTAAAATTAACTTTATTTAGTGCAAGGCCGATGGTATTATTTTATCATTGGCCTTGTATCATATAAAAAGGAGGTTATAAGATGGGAGCTAGTTTACACGGACATTCTACTTTCAGCAAGCTAGACGCATATGGAACACCAGAGCAGATAGTTATTAGGGCTTTAGAGCTTGGATTAACGTCTATAGCTATAACTGACCATGGGAATTGTGGAGCACATCCTAAGTTGGAAATGGCTGTAAATAAATGGGTTATGTGTAAATCATGTGGTAAGGTGGTTGAACGTGGTCACTCTTGCACTGAATTCAAGATATATAAGGAAATCAAGCCTATATATGGGGTAGAGTTGTATCTCAATTCTAAGGTGACAAAATTGCAAAAGAAGCAACACATAACGATATTGGCTAAAGATGAACAAGGGTATAAAAATATGCTTAAATTGTCAAGTTTGGCACATGATATTGAACATTCCTACTATTTACCAGCTGTTGACTTGGAAGATATTTATGATCATCAAGACGGTCTAATTGTATTGTCTGGGTGTGTATCTGGAAAAGTTAGCGTAGAAATCCTTAAAAATGACTTGATTGCAGCAAAAGAGGTGTTGATTGACATGAATGACAACATTATAAACTTTTTTGTTGAGGTGCAACCACTTATATTTGAAAATTCTAAGAGGGTTAACATAGAAATCATCAAGTTGGCTAAGGATATGGGCTATCCGATTGTCGCGACAATGGATTCACATTATATTAGGCCTGAAGATAGAGGTCTACAACATTTTCTTGCTATGGTGCGTAGGCGCACAGATTATATTGAGATGCCAGATTTTTTAGATGAGCGATGTCGCTTAGCAAGTGAATCAGAGATGTTTGAATGGATGAAAGAATACGGGGATGATGTAGCTGAGGAGGCTATAAAAAATCAAGATGTTATTTCAGGTATGATAGAAAATTTTAAGCTAGCAAAGGCTGAAATGGTGAAGTTTCCATGTGAAGACCCAGAAATCAACATGATTGAGGCAATAAGAGCCGGTTGGATAGAGCGAGACATGAAAAATAATATGAAAGATACATACAAAAGATATAAAGATATGATACACCACGAAGTGAAAGTCATTAAAGACAAGGGCTACATCGATTATTTTTTGGTTGTTGCAGATTTAGTACAATATGCTAAAGATAAAAACATTATGGTTGGTCCAGCTCGTGGCTCTGCTGGTGCATCTCTTGTATCTTACTTGATGGGTATCACTGAAGTAGACCCAATTGAGTTCGACTTGCTATTTGAGAGGTTTCTAGACCCATCTAGGTCTGACCCTCCTGATATAGACTTGGATTTTCAAGATGATCGGCGTGATGAGGTTAAAGAATACCTTAGAGAAAAATATGGTGTGGATAAGGTCGCTAATGTGGCTGGATATACTATGTTCCATGAAAAGTCATTAATAGATGATATAGGTAGATGTTATAAAATACCAAAGAGTAATATAACTGTTTATAAGGATTCTCTGAGTATAAATGGCGGTGATAACTCAATTACACAAGTTATATCTGAAATATGTGGTATTTACCCGCAGGTACCGAAAAATATTCATAAAATACTTGGACAGTTAAGGGGATTAACTGTGCATGCAGCTGGTGTTATAGTGTCTACCAAGCCAATAGGAGAAACTACTACTATGATGCAAGATACGATAGCTATCGATAAGCGGGATGCAGGTTATATGAATCTGTTGAAAATAGACGCTTTGAGCCTAAAGACACTTAGGGTATTATCTCTATGTCTAGAAAGAGTAGAAATGAGTGTTAAGGAGCTTTATAAATTACCTTTAGATATACCAGAGGTTTTAATGGGATTCAAAAAGGGATGCATGGGTGGTATCTTCCAGTATGCAGGTAACACCACTAAAAAAGTGTGTATGCAAGCGCTTGAAGAATTTAAATTTGATAATAATACAAAAGAAAATATGAAGGAAATATTTGGTGTTATAACTGATGTCAATACGTTATCTAGACCAGCTTCATTGAACAACGGTTCAACAGCAAGGTATATTAAGCATGATGTTGAGGTTATACACCCAATTATAACAGAACATACCCAAAAAACACGTGGACAGATTATCTATCAAGAGCAGATTATGAGGGCATTACGTTCAGCTGGTCTTGATTGGTCTGATGTGACAGCTGTTAGAAAGCTGATGACAGCCCATGAAGGCGCTGAAAAGTTATCCGGTATCAGGGATAGGTTTATAGAAAATCTTATAAAAATGTTTGGAAACACTGAAGAACAGGCTTTATACGTATGGCGAAGGCTTGGAGACGAGGGTGCGTATGGATTTAATGCACCACATTGTGTAAGCTATACTAAAATAGCATATTACACAATGTATTTTAAAATATTTCACAAAGATATATTTTATTGGGCTAATATGGTGGTTGACCCAAGTGATAACCTCCTATTGAAGGAATATATACAGACTGGTGGAATCGTTTATCCAGTTAGATTTGGTAAATCAAAATTAGATTGGAGTTTAAGTGATGGACAGCTAAGAGCTGGTTATATCACGGTGAAAGGAATAGGTGTAAAATCAGCAGAAAAGTTAGAAAAATTGACAGACCCCTCTAATATAGCTAAAGGTATTCGTCAAAAACTTGAAGATATTCATGCATTCGATGAAGACCCTCCTAAGCCAGATTATTTGGGTATAGGAACGATGGTGAAGTCACTTAAGCTAGTGAATCATAGGGTACCATTAAAAAAGGTGGTAAATAGTGAAAATCTTTTATGTTCTGTAGGTGGGCGTATAACTGAGTTGCATATAAAATCACTTATAGAATTTTATAAAAAAGATGGTAGGGATTGGTCTAAGGAGAAAGATGCTCACAAAGATAAATATGTGAATTTTAGGATGTATGATGAGACTGAGGAGATGGTCTGCACTATTAACCGCTATAAGTATGCTAATCCTGCAATGAAGCTGGTAGTTTCAGAATATGAGACAGGTGATGTGGTGGAGATATTTGGTGAATGGAAAAAAGAGCGTGGTAAGATGTACATTAGTAAAATTGTAAACTTGACAAAGATGTCAGAAACAGTGTTATAGGAAGGGGTGATATAATGGACAAAAAATTGATTTGTAGGGTACATTTGAAAAAGGATGTAAGTATAAGGGGTGCCGTTTTTAACACGATAGATGGCGTATTATCGTATGACAATGGAGAATTTACCACAGTTGATGCGATTAAAAAATTAAATGCTTTAATAAAATCAAATAGCTTTAATCATGAGATTAACGTAGATTTGAGAGAGGTAAATGCACTTAATATTGAAAATTTTATAATTAATTGCTTACAAATCACTAGAATAGAGGTGTTAAGATTTGAAAAGTCTTAAATTATACACAGATGGTTCTTGCAAGGGTAACCCCGGCTATGGTGGTTGGGGTGCCGTCCTACTGATGGGTGATAAAAAAGCTGAGTTTAGTGATTATGCTCAAGATAATAATGGAAAACCTATTACAACAACAAACAATAGGATGGAGTTGACAGCTGTGATAGAGGGATTATGTAAACTTAAAGAATCATGTAACGTCGAGGTAATAAGTGATTCACAATATGTAATAAATGCATTTAATAAAAAATCAATTTTTAAATGGGAAAAAGATGTTGGTGGCCTTGAAGCACATAAAAATGGTGACTTGTGGCATAAATTAATGGTACTATCTCTTATACATAATATTGAATGGACATGGGTGAGAGGTCATAATGGTAGCGAATACAATGAAAGATGTGATAAATTAGCCAAACAAGCTATAGAGAGAGCTATAGATGTTTATGAATCTATTTCCCAACAAGCTATAATGAAATGTTTCAATTGTGGTGAATTTGTGGACGCCACCACTACAAAGATGATAGTGAAAATGGGAAAGTTGAAACTGCAATGTCCTAACTGTCCAGCTTTGTTGGATAAATTTGAATTATCTAAATGGGAGATTAAAAATGGGCACTAGAGTGATTTCTATCGATCCAGGTGGCACTAATGGTGTCGCTATCTGGGACGTAGATATAAAAAATAAAAAATATATTATGGAGAGCTGTGAGGGTGTGAAGAAGGACATCCTATTCCAGAAGTTAGAAAATATGCCAATTAATGTGGTATTGTATGAAGACTATAGATTGTATAGTAGTCATAAGAGCGCCATGGTGAATAACCAATTTGAAACAGTTCAAATAATCGGTGTAATCAAGTATATAGCTGGGAAGCGTAAAATACCTGTTTACACTTTAATGGCGTCAGCTGCAAAGGCGTTTTTTAAAGATGATAAGTTGAAAAATTTAGGCCTCTATGTAACAGTAACACACAAGCGTGATGCTATCAGACATTTCTTACACTGGTGGTATATCACAAAAAAGTACGGGAATAAACATGATTTATTAAATAAAAAGTGAGGAGGTAGCATATGGAAGTGAGAATACACCCTGTTGGAAAGGCTATGTATCAGGATTTAACTGTGACAGATGGTTTCGGATATATAGCACCAATTATTTTTTTTCAAGGTTGTAGTATTTTATGCGAAGGCTGTCATAATAAGGATTTGCAGGATTTCTCTGGTGGTATCTTGGTGGATACTAAGAAGCTTGTTCAAGAAATAGCTAAAAACAAGCTATATGAAGCAGTTGTATATCAAGGTGGAGAACCATTAGATCAACGCAAGCAACTTAGAAATTTAATATGTGCTTTTCGTGGAAAGGGCTTTACGAATATTGTGTATACAGGCTATGATTGGCTGACAGTGTGCAAGAGTGGCATTCATAAATATGCTGATATTATAAAATATGGAAAATACGGTGATCAACAATATTTTTGGAGCAAAGGAAGTGGTAAACATGAAAGATTCAACAAATGAAAACTTTAATGAGCTTTATCAACAGTATACAGAAGACCCATTCTGTCTACAATTGCTAAGATTGGATGGTGTATCACCTGATAAGTTGAATATAGCTGGTATGACACATGAATATTTTAACAAAAGAGTGGCGGATATGTCCATTGACGCAAATGCCAATGCCAATGAAAATATTTCACCAACAAACTACCAATCTGAGGTCACTAAAGGAATATTAAAATTAGATGGTGAGCGTATTCTTTACGCTCAACTAGAAACACTTTATGGAATAACTGAAGCAAAGAGGTTGCTATGTCGCATATGGGATAAAGACCTTTATTTCCATGATGCATCGGCGCATGGTATCCAAACTATCTATTGTTTAGCTTTTTCTACAACACCAATTATGATGAATGGCAGGCAGTACGGTCAATTAAAATCTTTGACACCTAAACGTGCTGACAGCTTCATGGCACAGGCTATAGAGACTATAATGGATATCTCTAATACAGTTATGGGGGCAGTAGCACCAGCAGATATCTTGGTGAATTATTCATATTATGTTAAGAAGGAATACATAGAGCTGTGTAAAATATTGCGCTCAGAGGCAGTACGTTTCGCTAATAGTGGCGACTGTGATGGTTATATCTTTTGGGATTTAATTCGTCTTAAATATAACATAAAATTGGAAGAAATGCGTGATGTATTTGAAAAAACAGATATTGAAGAGACAGCGCGCTATATTATGAAAAAAAATATCAGTAACGACCTGCAGAAATTGGTTCACATTGTAAACAACAAGTATAGGGTAAGTGGACAAAGTCCATTTGTAAATATAGCCCTGTACTGCAGGAACACACTGAAAAATTTGTTTGATCTGACACGTTTTCCAGATGGTAGCAGTGTAGATTACGAATTTGTTATGTTTGTGCAGAAAATATTTGGTGAATTCATAGCTAAAGGAGACCCTGACACTGGTTTACCATATAGATTCCCCGTAATGACTGTGAACATCAATAAATCAGAGAATATGGATAATGATTTCAAGAAGTGGGTGTCTAGAACCAATTGCAAGACAGGAGTTTTCAATATCTACCCATCTAAAGGAAATAAAATTGCTATGTGTTGCCGTTTTCAGAACGATATCACTCAAATGCGTGAATACCGCGCTGATACATTCGGTAATGGTGGTTTAAATATAGGTTCTAGCAGGGTTATAACAATTAATTTGCCTAGGATAGCTCTTAAGGCTGATGGAGATTGGTATGTGTTTACAAATGAACTTATGAGTATCATGGATGATATCAAAAAGCTGCATGTGGCTCATAGGAGGATAATCAATACAAGAATAGAACAAGGTTTTATACAATTCTTTAAGCCACTAAACTGGCTGACTATAGATCATATGTTTGCTACAGTTGGCATACACGGTGTGTTTGAGGCTAACTATTTCATGCGGCTGGACATAGATTCCCCAGATGGCATAGCATTTACCAAGCAAATGTTAAAAATGATAGATGATATGACTCTCGAATACACAAAAGAAACCAAAATTGTGTTCAATGTTGAGGAAATACCGGGTGAATCTGCCAGTGTAGTACTTGCTGCCTGTGATAAATTAATGTTCCCAAAAAGACAAATTTTTGAGCTTTATAGCAATCAATATATTCCACTGATATCTGAAATTGACATCTTTTCTAAAATTAAATTATCAGGTGAATTTATGAATATCTTATCTGGTGGTGGTATAGCACATTTTAACATATCAGAAAGGATTGAAGACCCGGCTATTATGGAGAAGCTTATAGATATAGCTATGGAATACAATGTGCCCCATTTTGCAATTAATTACGGTTTTGGCATATGTGAAGATGGTCATACCAGTGTAGTTGGCACCGGTAAAATATGTCCGTTGTGTAACGAATCAATTGTTAAGTGGATTACCCGTATTATAGGGTATTTTGTGGAAATAGACACATGGAACGCTGTAAGAAAAAATTATGAATTTCCGCTGAGGAAATTTACCAAATTGGATTTGAAGAATGGAGTAAATAATGAAAAAATTTAATATTAATGTTAAAATTTTACATGATGACGCAATTTTACCCAATTATGCGCATATCGGTGATGCAGGTTTTGATTTTCATACTTTGGAAAGCTATACACTTGCACCGGGGGCTATAGTTCTTGTCAAAACAGGTTTAGCTATGGCTATACCAGAGGGTTTTGAGCTGCAAATACGCAGTAGAAGTGGGATAGCACTTAAAAAGGGTGTAGTCGTTTTGAATCAGCCGGGAACTGTGGATTCAGGGTATCGTAATGAAATTGGAGTAATGTTACATAATGTGTCAATCAACACAATTACTATTGAAAAGGGTGATAGAATAGCTCAAGGAGTAATAAATGAAGTTGCATGTGCAAATTTTAAAGTTGTACAAGAGTTAGATGAGACAGAGCGTCAATTAGATGGATTTGGTTCCACAGGCGACTGATACTAAGCACATTTTAGAACCTGGTATTTTACCAGGTTTTATTATGTGCTTTTTTAATGGTTTCGAGGTATAATATTTTTATTAGACGCGTAGGAGGTATAGAAATGGATGGATATTGTAACGCTGAAACCAAAAAGGGTGGTAAATGCAAGAAGAAAGCTGGATACGGTACACCACACATTGGTGTAGGATACTGCTATGTACACGAAAAAATTGTAAAATCTGAAATCGTCAAACCAACTAAAGGTATGTTCACAACCAATAAAAAAGTTGATAGATATGATAAAAAGCCAATTTGGCTAAGATATATGGATGATGAAATACAATGTAATTGGGATACGATAAATGTTAGTATTAGAGCACAATTGGACAATGAATTAAAATTATGTGATGCCAGAATAGCCTACATCATGCATAAAATTAAAGATTTGGATGATGGTGATAATATGATAAAAGTTTCTGAAAATAGTCAAACAGTGCAAGGTGAGACATCAATAAAGGGGGAAATTACACCTATAAATACTATTACGACATCAGAAAAATTCGAAAATTATGGTGACAGTCTAGGTAAGTGGAATGAAGCACTTACTAGGGTACAAGCTGTGAAATCTAAGGCCTTAGACCTTAAGGTTAGGCTAGAAATGAGTGAGAAAGAGGCTAAAAATGATAGCAATAATATGTTAGCTCTATCACAGGCTATAACACAATCAGCTACGTTTTTAAATAAAAGAATGAACCACCAACCCACCAGTAGCTTGAGCTTAGGAAAGGAAGATTGATATGCAGGTAATTACAAAGAATTCAGGAACGTGTACAGATGTAGAACTATTGGGTATAGCATATGACTATCTGTTAGAACTTGTGAGAAATGGCAAAATAGATGATAAAAAAGCTGAAGATGAGTATGAACTGCTATTTAATTTGATGCCACACCAAGATAGCATTGAACCTGAGAAATTTATATATCAATTTAATAAAATTGAGCAATTACATATAGCCAATGGCAAATGTGAATATTTTGCACCATTTTCACCTGTTGCATTGGCCGCATTAGAGTATAGTGACGCTTACATCAATATATTTGAAGGGGCTGTACGGTCTGGAAAGACAGTATGTTCTATCGTCGTGTGGATAAATTTTATCGCTGCATCTGAGCACCGTGAATTTCTGATGACAGGAAAAACAGTTGATACCTTATATAGGAACGTTTTAGACGGAAAATACGGGGTGTTGAACCTACTAGGCTCCAAGGCAGAGTATAAAAAGTCTTCAGAAGGCGGTGCCAAACTGGTTATAAATTTTGATGGCGTCGAGAAGGTCTGTTACTGTCGTGGGGCAAGTGATATCAAGGCTGAGGGAAACATAAGGGGTATGACTATAGGTGGTTGGTACGCTGATGAGGTTGTGTTATATCCTGAATCTTTCATAAATCAGGGTATCAATAGAATGTCGCTGGATGGCGCGAAGGCTTTTTGGACAACAAATCCTGATTCACCTTACCATTTTATAAAAACAAATTTCATAGATTGCAGCGTAGAAAAGGGCTATAGGATTTGGCATTTTGAACTTGATGATAATTACGCTTTATCAAGGCGTTACAAGGATTCATTGAAAAAGGCATATTCTGGACTTTGGCATCAGCGCATGGTTAAGGGATTATGGGTTATGGCTGATGGTGTTATATATGGTATGTTCGAGGATAGAATGATAGTTGATGAGATTCCTGATATTGTAGAACACTGGATAACAGTTGACTACGGTACTTCAAATGCTACAGTTTTCTTACATTGCGGTAGAACGCTAGATAATAAGTTTTATATTTTAGACGAGTACTATCACAGTGGTAGTGATGGACACACAAAATCTCCATCCCAGTATACAACTGAATTCAAGGATTTTGTTAACAGGATAAAAACAAATCAAGGTGGCACAGTGAAATATGATAAAATTTTCATTGATCCATCTGCAGAGGCCTTTATAGCTCAACTTTATGTTGATGGCGTACGTGGAGTTCAAGGAGCAGACAACTCTGTTAAAACAGGAATTGAGTTAGTCAGCAATCTCATTGGAAACGATGCATTCAGGATTTTAAGGAGATGTAAGCATACAATTCAAGAGATTACATCATATGTATGGGATGAAAAAGCACAATTGAGAGGGATAGATCAACCTCTTAAAAAGAATGATCATTGCATGGATGCATTAAGGTATAACGTTGCCACAACCAAACATATATGGTTGAGGAAAGCCGCTTAGAATCAGATGTACATCCAGATTGTATAATTCAATAGGAGGTGACTATAATGGATTTTGAATATTTAAAAGCTATGAAAGAATACATTAAAAATGCACCGTCTACCAAATTGAAAAAATATTATGAGCTTAAACTTGAGATGCACCTAGCTACAATGGAGGATAAAAATGGGAAATAAAGGTGTTGGTATGAGATTCGCATGTTGTAGTAGGTGGACATCGTGTATTGTACTTGGATATTGTTGTTGGGACGACATTGAAGATGTTGAGCAAAGGATGAGAGAATGCACATTAGGTAAAAAATTATTTATCAATGGTGATGACGATTTTGGAGCCTCTTTTAGGAAACAATTAATCAAAATCAACCAAAGTGAGCTTGATGACAGGATTAGACTACATTATAATGAAAAAGTTGATGAATGGTTCGATGAAAAATATTTAGGAGGGGATGTAATTGAGTAAAATAGTGGGGTGTGTTGACCCTGGACACAAAAAGTACACTAACAAAGGATGTTATGGAAATTATTGGGAGGGTATAGGAAACTGGCATGTGGCAAATTTCATGATGAATTTTATGAATAGCACAGGTTTATTTGATATTAAGCTAACCAAGAGTAAGATAACAGATGACCCAAGCTTAACTGAAAGAGGACGCATGGCCAAGGGTGCTAAATTTTTTCACTCTATCCATTCGAATGCTGGCACTAGTGGTGGATGTGAAGTATACGAGTCTGTAGACCTCAATGATTGGGAGAACGCTAAGATTTTTTGCAACAAACTGTCTAAATACTTGAAAGTCAAAAATAGAGGTGTGAAAAATAGGGCATCAGGTTATGGTTTTAGCTCTGTGCCATTGAGTTCCAATTATGAAGATTATTATACCGTCATGGATGCAGCTCAAGACATAGGCGTAACACATGTTATATTGACAGAAGCAGTAGACCACTCTATTAAAGCAGAGTGTATTAAACGTCTCAGTACAAACTATCAGATTATAGAAGCTATGTGCCATGGGTGGTCATGGATTGAAGTGTTTAACATAGCTTTTAGATATGATCGCAGTCTTGTCAAGAAAATTCAGACAAAGTTGGGCGTTAATGTTGACGGATACATGGGAGTCCAAACAAGCAGTGCCATCATGCAATATGAGTACCAGAATAATATGGTATTAAGTGGCATGCCACATGAGAATTTAGTAAATATTGGAAATGAATATACAGCAACTGACCTGATAAATGAGGTTAGCACTTCACCTGCCACATGGATTAAATTCATTGAATTCACAAAAAACGTGGCTAAAAATCCAACTGATATCGGGCTACTTGAGTATATGAAGTACTTTGAAGAGCTGATCATAAAATGCTATAAACTGGGAATAACAGACCAACAGGCAAAGATTGCAGTTAAAAGTGAACACACAGAAATTATAAAACGCTGTACTGCATCACCTGATATGTGGGAGGCTTTCTTTGCCAATATAGTCGATGTGGCCAATTTAGGTGGAGATTTCGGCATACTTGAAACAGCTAAGTGGCTTCCAGAGCTGACTATAAAGGTTTACCAATTTGGATATAACTCAAAAAAATTAATCGGGGATACACAATTCCCCCAGACGGAAAGGAGGTTTTTAAATGTTACCTGCAAATAATACACCATGGATGGGCGGTATGTTGGATATTATCTATAACAAGTACACTGAATGGAGTTCGTGGTATTCTGGTAATCTAGTTGCACTGAGTAATTTATATGAGAATAGGATAAGTTCTGTCTCACAGGAAAAACGCTTTAAATTTTATGCAAATAATGCCAAGAATGAGGTCAGAACATCATTACACGTACCACTTGCTGCAGATATAGCGCAAACTTCATGCAATTTACTAGTTTCTGAAAAACCTAATTTTAATATACCTGAAGCCAAGGAAGATAACGCCCCGGCTGATTCTAAAGCTACACAAGAGAGGTTAGAAGAGCTATTTAATTTATCTGATTTATATACCAAGCTTTTAGAATCAGCTGAAAGCGCCTCTGCTATGGGTGGATGCTTTATAAAGCCAAATTGGGATGTTGACTTTAAACCATTTCCAGTTTTAAGTGTAGCACAGGTTGATTCAGCTATACCTGTATTTAAATGGGGATTTCTTATTGAAGTCACGTTCTGGTCTGAACTACGTAAGGGTGAAGATAAAGTTGTCTGGAGGCACCTGGAAAATCACACTAAGGGTAAGATATACAATGGATTATACAAGGGTACAAAGACTGATATTGGTCTAAGGGTTTCACTTCAAGCTTTACCTGAAACAGCTGACTTGATGGATGAGATTAATACTGGGATAGATGATATAGCTGTTAGATATTTACCTAATATGTTACCTAACAGACTTTGGAGAGGCTCTAGTCTAGGACAATCAGACTATTCTGGGAATGAAGGGATGCTAGACTCCTTAAATGCAGCGTATACAGCTTGGATGCGTGAAATAAAATTGGGGCAGGCGCGATTAATTATACCTGAAGCATGGTTGCAGCGTCAAAATGGTGAATTCAAATTTGATGTAGATAAGGAATTATTTACAGCGTTAGATGTCGATCCATTATCTTCAAAGGGTATGGGGATTAATCAGGTGCAATTTGAGCTTAGAGTGGAACAATTTAGGTTAACATGCACAGACTTCATGGAAAAAATAGTTACAACAGCTGGATATAGCCCCCAATCATTTGGAATGAATATACAGGGGCAAGCGGAATCCGGGACAGCGCTAAACATCAAAGAGCGCAAAAGTATTATGACAAAAGGTAAAAAAGAGCATTTTTTCGGCACAGCGATCAATCAAATTTTACAACAGATGCTATTTATTGATAAAGCTGTGTTTAAAACACCTAACATTAATCCTGAATATCTACCTCGGATGGAGTTTCAAGATAGCTTATCGTTTGATTTGAACTCCACAAGTGATACTATAGACAAACTTAACCGGGCACAAGCTATATCAACGAAAATTAAGGTTAGTATGCAACACCCTGACTGGTCAAAAGAGGAGATAGAAAAAGAAACAAAGGCAATTTTGGATGAACAGGGAATTGCAGGAATGATCACAGATGATTTACCTGTATAAGCAAAATTAAGCATATAGCAACTAAAATAAGTATTATTGTATAACGTGGTAGCCATCATAAGCTATCACGTTATTTTGATTAATTTAAGATGTGACACATTCTACAAATCGAGGTATAATTAGATTACAGCAAAGGAAGGACATAACCAACTAAATATGATGGAGGTACCGATATGAGTGAAAAAACATATAATGAAATTAAAGTATCTTTAAGTATAAACAGGTCAGAGACACCACTAGAACAATATGAAATTGACGTATTATTGAGGGAAATGGGACTAGACACACCATTGGCTGGCACAGATTATTAGATTCGAAACGGTGACAACACCGTCTACTGTGGGATAGCCTCCCAGTACTGAAGAGATAGGCTAGAAAGGCGTTAAATATGAAAAATCCTGAGATTAAAGCAGGTTCTAGCTACTATATGTTGACAACAGGATGGGCTACCGTAGAACAAGTTGTTGAAGCTGATGTATTAGACATAGATGTGGAAAAATTTAGACACATAATCAAGTTTATAGGCAGTGGTGACATACATGCAGGTGAAAGATGGATAAAATTTTATATTGATAAAGAATTTCACTGTTTACCAGAAAGTACCTTTTATAAACTGTTGCAAGGCAGTAAAAATGTGGTCGAACATTGTGCTGATGGTGGGGATATATGGAGATGTTCACAGTGTAACAAACATGGTTTATAATAAAAAGTTGAAACGTCCTTATAGGGCGTCTGCCAGAGATAACCTACTGGTACTGATGAAACAGGTTAGAAAGGGTATAACATGATTAAATTTGTGTCAAAACGCTTATTAGACGACTATCTTGAAAGAAACAATCATATGACCGAGGGTGTACCAGAATGGGGTTCAGACGGTTTGTTATATACTGCAGTTAAGAAGGTTTATGTGTTCGTGGGCAACGTTGAAATGTACCTACTATCGGATACACCTAAAAAATTCAAAGGCGTTAAAATTGGTGAAATGGTGCTTTATCCATTGAGACGTCCCGGATGCACTGAAATAAAATGGGTACATCCAGATTTCATATCAAAAGATTAAAATTTGATGTTATTTGAAGCTTTAACAAGGATGATTTGAGTAAATTGCTATAGTTTACTTGAATCATCCTTAATCAAATGTGACATATTCTACAAAAAGTGGGATAATAAGATTACGGGAGACACGCGACACCAACTAACCACAAGAGTCGAAACGCCGATAGGCGTCTGTCAGGGGTAGTCGCCTGACACTGAAGAGATAGACTAGAAGGGCGTTATCATGGATAATCAAATAAAAGTTGGAGATAAAGTTAAGGTTTATAGGATTAGAACAAAATATCTTAAAGATGTAGCAATCGGAGTTTACACAGTTACATCAGTAAGTAAGACCAGAATTACACTGGAAGACACAAAGTTCAACCAATTCATGATTCACAGCCAAAAAGAAATCAAGAAAACTTACGGTGGGAGCCAACACAGATACGAACGTATTACAGAAGAAATAACTGTCACAATCACACTGACACTTGAAGAAATCCAAGCAATTAAGACCTGTTCACTGGTACTAGCTGATTATAACGAAGAAAGTAATCCAGAAAATTTAGATTCAGCTGTTGGAGCAGAGTCAGTCATAGATAGATTATCAGAGAAAATTGACAAAATCGTAACAAATAAATAGCCGAAACCGCTCACAAAGCGGTCTGAGATGGGATGGTAACCCACTCACTGATGAGGCTAACCAGGAAAGGAAGATTTTAATGAGTAAAGTTAGAATCATATATAAATATAAATTCATTGATGAGACTACTGGCGAGGTTTTAGTCAATAATGACCTTAAAGAACTCACAGAGACAGTTAAAATAGCTAACACTAAAGATGGATCACATTTTAAGAGGGTTTGGACAGTGGATAACATCAAAGAATTGTTACAAACCAGTGATAAGATGGTATGCAAGTCTATACTCAAAATTTACCAAAATCAAACCCGAGATGAACAAGCCTCTGAAAATACCATAGAGCAAAACGGCATAGGTTTTAACGGTATTGATGCACAGATTTTAACAAGTTTTGCAAAACAGTACATCGAATACGGCAGACTCTCAAGTAAGCAGATAGCGTTGGGACGCAAGAAAATCATGAAATACGCTCGACAACTGGCTAACATAGCTTCTAGAATTCAAGTTTAGGGCTGATTGTAAGATAAATATGTGAGGTGATCAGGAGGTAGCGGCCTCCTGATATATCATAAAATTCATGGCTATTTGAAGCATCTATTTGTTAACTTCAACTTATAGCTCAATATCATCCTTAATCAAATGTGACATATTCTACAAAAAGTGGGATAATAAGATTACGGGAGACACGCGACACCAACTAACCACAAGAGTCGAAACGCCGATAGGCGTCTGGAGAGGTTACCTCTCTCCACTGATGAGACAGGTAGATGAAAGGGGGCACCGATATGTTGTGGATAGGAGTAATGTTCGTGGTTATATTTTTAGCTGGTACTGGAACACTGTATTTTGGATATATTAGGTAATATATGTGGGTAGCTGGGTGCTACTGCCACATATATAGAAAGGTACCAAATATGAAATTTGAAAATTTATGTAAACCATGCAGGTGGGCACTTTTCAATTTTGTTTGCCCTAAAGATGGTAGCTGTTCACAATACGGGGACGATTTGTTGAACTGCTTCCACCACTGGAACAGTGTAGACCTATTTGATTATGACCTACTGTTGTGTGATAGATGCGTTAAGACGCTATATAAAGAAAGGGAGATGTACATGAGTGAAACCATAGGTTTAAATGAATTAAGCGTAAATCCTGACTTGATAGTGCAGATTACAAACCCTACCGAAATGCAGCAGATAGTGGCTTGCAGTGTTAAAGGGGAATTGATACAATTCATTGACAACCCTAGTGAAAAGGTGCAGATTACAGCTATGATGCAACGTGGATGTAATATCAGATTCTTGATAAACCCATCACATCTAGTGAAAATCGTAGCTGCAAGCACTTCTGGATACTGTGTGCAATACATGTTTGACGAATTTGTTCCTGAAGATGTGTTGATAGCAGCTGTTAGCAATAAGGGTGGAGCAATTCAATATATCAAAGACCCATCGCCCAAAGTGCAAAAGCATGCTATGATGCAAAATGGCTTAGCCATACAACACATACCCAATCCTGAGTATAGTATAGCAATTACAGCTGTTAGACAGAACGGATTTGCACTACAATTTATAGATAAACCAACTGGTTCAATGATATATGAGGCTTTGCAACAGAATGGTTGGGCAATCAAGCTACTAATTGAAAAACATATCGAAATCACGGATTATATGTGGCAAATAGCC